GTTTCTTTAACGAATTTACCAATTTCTTGTAGAACTTTTCTAGCTCTACGTCCTGCTACTTTTTTTCCTTTATCTTCAAAGGAAGCCATTTCTGTGTTGAATTGCTCCACAAGCTGTTGTAATTGTTCTCTTGAATTCATTTTTTATTATTTTTAGATTTTAAACAAATTAAATACTTTTTATTAAAATATCCAAATTTTTTTCTGCTTTTTGGATTAAATTATTTCTTATTTCAAGTTCAATAATTTCATTTTTATCAATGAATTTTTGACTCATTTCTAGAAATTCATCATCTGAAATTTCACAAGAAGCAAACTCAATATAATTACCAATAATAATACTTAATTTTGGTTTATCTCCTTGTAGTTTAAATAATTGAATAGTACAAAGCAAAGGATCTTTCAAAAAAGAAGGCAATTGTACATTGTACGAATTAATTAATGGTGTTTCTGAAACTTCATGAGATACGTCTGGACTCATTATTTGTACTGAAATGTCCCAAAGTTTCATTAAAGTTTCTTTATCAAATTTACTTTTTTCCATTTTGTAATATTAATTTAAATTTTAATAAAATTAAGAAAAAATATTTTAAAAATCAATATTTATCACCTTCTTGCTTTATCTGCTGCGGCTTGTTCTGCTTGATTTCTCTTTTCTATTTCTTCAGATATTCTTTGTAAAGACCATCGTCTTTCAACAGTAGACATATTATATATATCTGCTCTGTTTACACCTTTGCCATAGTACCATATTAGAAATATTTCTTCCCATAAATTTGATTTATAGGAAGGATCTAAAGCAAAAATATTACTATCAATATAAAGATTGGTTTCATATTCATGATTACAATTCTGACAAGTTATATTTATGTTTCCATTAATACCGGGTTCTACCAAGTCCATATATTCTCTTAATTCAGTTGAATCTTTTAGGGGAAATTTTTTTATAGTTTTGTTGATATATTCTCTGTCTGTTACTCCGTTAATACTATGAATTTGACATTGAAATTTTAGAGTCACATTTGATGTGTATTTTTTATTCTCTTTTTTTTCTTGTTCTATTACGCTGTTTATATATTTTTCATGTTTCACTCGTAATGGTTCAAATTTTATAACAACCTTTTCTCCGCTTATTTTCATTTTTGGCATTGAGAATGTATAAAGACCATCTTTATCTGGCTTTGTTGTTATTTCTTTTGCTGATAAACTGGACAATTCAAATTTAGTTTCTCCAGTTGTACTGCAGCTTGGACATTGTGTAGCTATAGGAAAATTATCCCCATAAGATGTAGATCTTAGATATATTAATAATGACTGTTTATCTCCAACCAATAAATCATCCAAAGGAAAATCTTTATTTATTACAACGGAATCCATTACTAACTCAAGCCCATATCCATTTTCCATTAATGATGGTTGAGTCAATACGTTTTCTTCCCTAGCAGTGATATATTTAACATATAAAACTGAAGTATTTGAAGAATAAAAAAGTCCCATGCTTGGCAGTGTTAGTGCGTCGAATGGGACATCTATGTTTTTTATATGATCAAAATTCACATAGCAAATTTTTAAAATTATAATTTAGCATTAGGCCAGAATAATTTTGGAGTAATAGGAATATCACCATCAAAATTATGACTACAATTTGTACATGTATAGTTTGATTCTAATTTAAGACCGGGCTCAACATCACCAACATATTCACGCAAAAACAAACTATCAATAGCTGGCATATTAGAAATTGCTTTTTTAATTTGTAACTTATCTCTGTTGCCGTTTACTTCCATAATTTGTAACAAAAATCTTTCTGTTAACAAATTAGAATAAACAACTCCTTTTTTACCTTTTTTGTTTTTACCAGATAATTGAGATAAATAATTTTCATCTTTACCATTCAACAATCTGAATTTAACTTTCCATTTTGATTTAGGTAATTCAACGAAAAATTCTCCATTACTATCAGGTGAAGATTCTAAATTTTTAGATTCTATATCTGATATCTTTACTATTGTAGCAAAATCTTCGCTGCAATCTGGACAATTAATCTTTACTTCATAATCATCACCATAACCTTCTTTTCTAAGATACATAAGTACGGCATTTCTATCTCCTACTAACATATCATCTGCAGTAAGTGAATTATCAATAATTGCATTATCCAAAAGCACATCTAATACTTTACCATTTCTAATAAGATCAGGTGAAGTCAAAATATTTTCATCTTCTGCAGTTAAGTGTTTAATTTTTACAGTTGATTGCTTGTTTTTGTAAAAAACTCCTTTAGATGGTAGTTCAACTATGTCTGTAATTACAGGAAATTCATCATCAATCATTTGGTTCAACACATAATCAGGAACTTCCGGATTATTAATTGCACTAGAAGCAGCTTGAATTTTTTCAGCTTCAGCAGTTGGTTTTCTTTGTCCTAAATTGACAACATTGTCTTGATCGCTCATGTTTATATTTTTTTTATTATTTGTTTTATAATTATTGTAAAAAAATTATATGATTAAAATAAAAAAATGAATTTAAATGTAAATTCTTATTTAATTTTTTTCAAAATTTCGCTTTTTATTAAATCAGGATTATTAAAAATATCATGTTCCCAAAACCTTAAAATATCATAGCCTAATCCTTTGGCTATTATATCTTTATCCTTATCATTTCTTACTGATTTTTTTTGAATTTCGTTTAATTCTGAATATTCTTTTCCAAATCCATGCCAATAATCCCCATCAACTTCAATTAAAAGATTCATTTTAGGTATATAATAATCAAAGATTTTGTCTTTTACGATTTTTTGAGAAAAATAATAAATCTCTAATTCATCTAATATATCCCCCAATCTAATTTCAGGACCAGTTGGGTTCCAATACATTTTTTTTGCTTGGCGTTCAATATAATTTTTTTTCTGTTCTGGAGTTTTTGGAACTTTAAGTTTTTTTTTCTCCTTTTTTAAAAGCCAATTAATTTTTGATTTAGACATGCATTTATAAATATATCCTTAATAAAAAAACCCACTCAATAAAAAGTGGGTCTTAATAACTAAAAACCAACTAAAAACTATGAACAATTATTTTTTTGCACCTCTAGCATGATATGGAAGATCTTCGTGTCCACGTCTTCCTACAGCTGTTTTATTTGGAAAACTAATTCCTAATCCTTCCTCTTCAACACCTTCTTCTTCCATTTCTTCTTTTTTCAATTTCTTATTTATGATACCCTTTTGTAATTCATCCGGCAATTCACTTTGCTTACCCTTTAAATTTGGGTTATCATCATATTTGTCAGTAAAATCAAGTTTTTCATTCATGCTTCTATTGCAACAATCATCGCACCATCCTTGTGCTTCCTCTTCTGAATCAAAATATTTATTATCATCTACCTCATCATTTTTAAAAACTATAGCTAAATATTTATTTGACGAGTTTATTCCATCTCTTGGTGAAATTACTTGACTATCATATTTATCAGAAGGAATAACTTCTTCAAAATCAGATTCTTCTTCAAAATCTTCTGCTAATTTTTTTGCTTGTGCTGTAGCTATAGCGTAAGTTTTTGGAGTTTTGCCATATTTTGGTTTAAGAGCTTTAACTAATTCTTCTTTTTTCTTCTCTTCTGCAGGAGTTAATGTTCTTTCACCAACATAACCTTCACCCGGCATTTCTTCCATAGTTCTTCTAACTATTTCTCTTACCATTTCTATTAAACTGTTATTTGCCATTTTTTATTATTTTATATAAATAAATAGCAAAAAATAAGAAAAACTATTCAATTACATTAAGATTTTTTATGCCATCTTTTTTGAAAGTTTTTTGCGTAACATTTTTGGGATTCAATCCTTTTGATTCAAGAAATTCACCTAAAGTCATAAAAACGTCTGAAAAATATTCTTTTATATTATTTTCATAAACTTCAATTTGTTCATTAGTCAAATTTTCAGAATTTATTTCATAACCAGTTAAATATTTTACTTCATTTTTATTAAAATCTTTAAAAGAATTATAGCTTTCTTTTAAAAAAGAAGGATTTATAACTGTTCTCTCTGATTTTGATCCGTCTTCTTTTAGGTATTCAAATTTTGCTTTTTTCATACAACAATATTTTATTTTATAATAAAAGTAAAAAAAATTTAAATATTTATAAAGTAAATAAAACAAAATATTATGGACACATTAACAACAACGGTGACAGATAGTGTTGCAACAACAGCAACAAACACAGTTCCTAGTTTCGGAATTTTTGAGCAATTGGCTAACTATGGTGCATTAGGCTTGGTAGTCTTAGCCTTAGGTGCAGTATGCTGGATGTTTATAAAAAGACATTTAGATGAAAAAGATAGATTGCAAAGAAAACTTGACGAAATGAATAAGGAAAAATGATTTTACTACAAGCTTCACCCGTACCTTCATTTGGGATATTTGAAACGCTAACCCAATATGGAGCCTTGGGAGTTATTACCCTTGGCTTAGGAGCCGCATTATGGTTTTTATTAAAAAGGCAAATTGCTTCAGAAGATAGATTGAAATCTCAGGTTGAAGAATTACAGAAAGAATTAAATAACTACGTCAAAAATGACGCTGTAAATATGAAAAATTCTGTAGATAATAATACAAGAGCTTTACAAGATCTAAAAGACATTATATTGCAATCATCAATAAAACAAAAAAGATAATGAAAAAATCAAATAAAGTTTTATATTCTGTATTAGGAGGAGTTGTTCTCCTTATAGTTCTAAACATTTTATTTGCCGGAACTGGACATGTTAAAGTAGTTGAATCAAATGTTACTTTAACTGAATCAAATAATAAATTAACACAAGAAAATCAAAAGTTGACAACTGAAAATCAAGAATTGAAAGTTATGACCGATTCATTGATTGTAGCAGGAGATTCACTGAAAAATGAAGTTTCAACTTTAGAAAATAAAGTAGATAACTATGAAACTCAAATTCAACAGGTTGATAACAATAATAGGGCTAATGATAATTTTTCTAAGCCCTATAAAATCGTTGTGCCAATCACAGAAATATCCGATAGTACGAATTAATGGCAGAGATACTGTTGTTGTTATGACAGTAAAGCAAGCTGATGCTATTAATTCAAAATTGCAAAATATGCAAATTGAATTAGATAGTTTAAAAAAGGTAGTTGAATTAAAAAGTGCTGCAATAAAATTGGCTTTGAAATACAATAAAGCCTGTGACAGTTTGGAAAAAAAATTTACTGAAATGTCTTATGGACCAACTATGATTTATAATTATAAAAATGATATTTATACTCTTGATTTTAGTCTTTATAAAATAAAATTAAGCTCATTAGGAAAGGTCAAAATGAAAAAAATGAATAGATGGCAAATTGGAAGATATTTTGAACTTTTACATGGCACAGAAAATAATTTAAATGATTGGAAAGAAACTTTCCGAGAATTTGATTTGCCGCTTATTGAGGATAATAAACTTTTATTTGATAGATGAAAAGGATATTATTAATATTTTTTATCTTTTTATTCAATCTGTCTTTTTCACAAATACCAACAAGATTAATAGTTAATCCCGGCTTTGAACAACCGTCACTGGGATGTACAAATTGTTTTAATTTATATCCTGTAGCAAATGTTCCGGGCTGGAAAACAACAGATCCAACTGCTGTAATTGAGATTTGGGGGACCGGATTTCAAAGTAAAACTTCTCACTCAGGAAATCAATTTGCAGAAATTAATGCAAATAATTCTGCTTTTTTATATCAAGAATTATGTTTAGCACCGAATGAAGTTGTAAATTATTCAATTTGGTATTTGAAAAGAACTACAAATACTGAACAGATGAGAGCACAGTTAACAGAAATAAATAATACTGTAATTTCTCAATCAGTTGTATATACCGCTACAAACACTTGGACAAACTATACAGGAACTTTAACAAATAATGGAACTGGGGGTCTTAAAAAAATAGGATTTGTTGCTGTAACTGGTGGTTCTACTGGAAATTTAATTGATGACATAACAATATCATTAAAACCCATAATAAGTTTAGATAGTTTTTCTCCATCCATTCAAAATGAAGGTATAACAACAAATTTAAATTTAACAGTAAATGGGACTTTAACTACTCAGGCTACAATTAATTTAAATTTATCTGGAAGTGCTATTTATCCAAATGATTTTACTATTGGAACACCAACTAGAGGATCAATTTCAATTAATTCTGGAAATATAGTTCTAACTTTACCAATAGGTGATTATAACCCAAATTTAAATAGTGGTGCAAATGCAGGTCGTATTTCTATTCCAATAAATACATTAACAGACGGATTAAATGAATCAAGTGAAATAATAAATTATACTATTTCTTCTGTTTCTGGAGGAGGTACAACTTATCCATTGGTTGCCGGTTTGAATGGTTATGGTGCGAATTGTTCTTCTTTTATAAGTTCTATTTCAGATACTATTTTAAATTACTCACCACTTCCTATTGAACTTTTATATTTTATGGGAAACAGAATAAATAATTCCGTTGAATTAAAATGGGCAACTGCTTCAGAAGAAAACAATGATTATTTTTCAATTTATGGAAGCAATGACTTAGAACAGATTGATTTAATAACAAATGTTTATGGTGCTGGTAATTCAAACTTTATAACTGAATATCGTTATTTAGACTATTATCCTAAACTATATTATAGATTGTGTCAAACAGATTATGATGGTAAGTTTGAGTGTTTTGATTGGATTTCAATTAGAGGTATAAGAGAAGAAGAAAAAAAATATAAATTTTATGATGTTTTTGGGAGAGAAATTGATAGAAATTTTGATGGATTGATAATTGTTGTTGATGAGAGAGGAAGTGCCTCAAAAATTATTATAAAAAAATAAAAAATTTATTATTTATTATCAGTGAATAAAATATGGTAAAAGAAAATAATTTAATGCTGGGATACTGCTCTTTTAAAGAATTATTTAAAAGTGCGTTCGGATTAGATCATATCCATACTAACTTCATTATGGCATCTATCGGCGGATTAATAACATTTATAACTTCTTATATTTACGATGACCCTCAGGCAATCTTTGTTTTGATAGGCATGATAGGTTTTGATTCATTAACAGGAATATTAAAAGCAATAAAATTTGGAACATTTTCATCTGCAAAATTACCAAGGATATTGGTAATAATGGTTATTTATATTTCTCTATTATGTTTGGGGTGGAATTTAGCCAAAGTAGACGATATGTTTGATTGGCTGCCCGGAACATTATATTTTGGCTTCATATCAACTTTAACAATATCAATTATTGAAAATCTTCATGCTTTAGGTATTATTTCAGATGATATCTATAAGCACATTAAAAAGAAAATGAAATTAGTTCAAGAAATTTTCTTTGGCAGCAAATCTGGTGGTAATAGTAGTAAACAATAATTATACTACCACTTTTCTAAAAGGAGCAGATGGGCTGAAATTCAAAAATCCCTTTTTATTTTTAAAGAATTTTGTAACGTAAAAACAATTTGTTTCTATTATTGGTCTTAATTTTTCATACATATCATTTGACATGGTTACTTTTTTCAAAGCAGATCCGTCAGATATGGTTAGAATATAATAGTTAGAACCATCCCATTGAGCAGTTTTTTTCTCAATATGATTAATCATAAAATAATAGAATTTTGTAGTATCTTCAAAATTTAAAGCAGAGTCAATATTTGTTTTTGTAGCTTTAAAAAATTGTTCTTTTACGCTTGCTATCTTATTCAATAAATTTAAATCCAATGAACATACTTCCAAAAACTCGGCATATTTTTGTTCATTTGTTGTTTTTGGTAAATCTTTTTTTACCTTCCTTTCAGCTATAGTCAAAACAGTATCAACTTCACCGGAAAACAAATCCATTTGATTTGTTTGTTTATATTTTATTTGTTTAATTTCTTTTAATTCTTCTCTGGAATTTGACCAATCATCAAAAATGCCAGCTTTCAAACAAGCTTCAAAATTAGTTTTATTGAACTTTGACCATTTGGCTGAAAAGAATTGTTCTTTATCCATATCCTCCACCTTATTCACTTTTAATTCCTTAAAAGCTATTTCACCCATTCCATTTATACTTGAGTAACCCATTGCAATAGTACTACTATCAATTATGGTCCAATTCCAATTAGATTTTCTATTTGGAGGAACTATTTTTATTCCCTTGGACATAGCTGATAAAAGTGCAGAATTTAACCAAGCTTTATTTTTTTCATCATCATTTCCAGTTTTTGGATGATTCAATAGAGCACAATAAAATTCAGTCGGGTAATAATGTTTCAAGAATAAAGTTTGCATAGCAACGTAGCTATACGATAAAGAATGTGATAAATTAAAAGAATATCCTAGATATTTTATAAGCCAAGACTCAATTTTCTGTACATCATCCTCAGATAAGTCTTTTGCTTTAGCACCATCTATAAACTTTTTCCAAAGTTCTTTATAAGACTTATAATTTTTATTATTTTCTTCATCTTCAGTAAGATCTTTTCCTTCCAATTTTTTAGAAATTATTTTACCAGCACCATCCATAGCTTTACGCAAATTATCTCCTTCCCCTAATGACATTCCTCCTATTTGGTTTGCAATAAACATAAGTTGCTCCTGATAAATCAAAACCCCATTCGTTTTTTCAAGTAAAGGAGCCAAAATATTATGAGCATAAGTTCTCTTGTCTGGATTAAATTTATTTTTAATAAATTCTTCATGGGCTTTAATACCCATAGGACCGGGACGATATAATGCATTAGCAGCAACTAATTCATCAAAATTTTCACATCTCATGGATTTTAACATGGCATTCATTCCTTCTGATTCGAACTGGAATATACCTTGATTAAAACCTAATCTTAATTCATCAAAAAGATTTTTATCTTCTAAATTAACATAATC